TGAAAGCGGTATGCCGGAGTTACCTTTCATCTTGTTTACGATCCGTCGCTTTTTCGAGATGTCCTTGGCGTACATTTCGTTCATAATATTTTTGAACGGAGTAAAATCGTTGTAGCGCGACAGGATTTTTGATAAATAGGGACAAAATAAATGATAAAAATTTAGCCGATTCTTAGAAGTAAATCTAAGCTTGGTAAAGGGAGAGTAGCCGCCGCTGCTCTCCCTTTTTTTGCCTCATGCCTTCAGGTAAGAAGTGCTCACCCAACGGTCGGTTCCAATTCTGGACCAAGTCCCACGAACCTCCAACACCGTGACCACAGTATTGCGCTTCAGGCCGTCCACAATCGCTCCTCCCGGAGCAGATCGAACATTTAAACTGCTTGCTGTCACAGTGCGCTGATAGAGCGGATTCCGGTGGTACGCTAAGAGTAGCGTATACACAATCCGGTGCTTAATGGGCTGGATAACGCAGTCCGCCAGATATCCCTGTGTACTCCAGCTGCCATCAAATCGAAGGACATCCACGCAACCGAGATCAGTGAGAGCTTTGACGGCTTCGGTTGACGTTGCTCCGAAAACCTTCTGACAGAGCAACCACACTGGCGTCCCATCTCTTTTAAAGCCGACCATGGTAGTTCCATTTCTACCGAAGGACTGGGCGGCTGCGGCTCTGGCCCCATTTTTCAACATAGGGGGAACCGCCGGGCAATAGTTCAGCTTTCCGGCTGCGCTGGTGGGCACATCACGACCCAGATTTCCGGCAGCATCAACAGTTACTCCCCAATCCTGATATCTGGGTGTTAGCAATGTTCGCCCACCTACGATCAGACCTTCGTTGGGAACAAATGCATCAAGATCAAAATAGCCCAGGTTAATGATCCTCGCGCAGCTTTTTTTAGCTTTAATCTGCTGCCAAGTCAATTTATCCGTGTTTACAAAAATTTCAAAGCGATAATCGCGATTAGAAAGAGACTCCGTAACAAATTTACTCATATGTACACCTTCAGAATAAAATATATTTTGGCCTTCGTTCCTCTCCTGGCCACAGGAGCCATCTCAGCCAGTCAAACAAGACGATTCCGATGCCTGCGACGAAACACCAGATCAGAGCCCATTTGGGGCAAATCTGGCCCCACAGGTTTCCCCAGCCGGAGTAGTCCCATATTCCCAGTCCCAACCAGCAATTTAGGATGATACCCGCTCCCAGTTCCGCCGCTGTGATTGCAAGTCCTCCAAGGATCGCCTGCATCCAGATCGGCGTGTCCCAGCTCATGACCTCATTGGCGCGATCAAGCGGAATGCATATGATCGCCGCCAAAATCAGCATCGTCCAGCTGATGGATTGCTGATGTCCGGTGGCAATCTTGAAGACCACCTCCGCCATGAAGTAGACCGCCCCGCCGAATAACCACAGAACCATGGATTTCAGTGCATTATGCAGTCGTACCATTTGAACTCCCTCCTAGCATCTCTGCGATCTGTGCATTGCACTGCGCCTGATAGCTCTCCGGCAGCACTGTGGCCCAGTCCACCGCAGTTGCGCCGGTCAGATTTCCCGCGTCGGCCAAATCGTGGGCCAGCTGCTCCAGCCAGTCTGACCGGATTTTGCATGAGATGATATAGGCATAACCGGCCTGAAAAAGTGCCGTAAACTGCGCCGCCGTGTAGACCTCGTGCGTAACCCGGCTGGCGTCGTGCCATAGGGCGGACGTGGCCCCAGCCTGAATAGCTGCGTACTGCGTCTGTAAGTCACGCTGCTGGATTTCCGTGAGGGTGTAGTGCAGGCTTCCCCGTCCCAGCACGTCCGCATCGAAGCCCCCGGTAATAGCCTCGGCACAGGCTGATTTTATGGCTGCGCTGCGCTCTGCCTTGATGTCTGCTGCCGTGGGCGTCACCGGCTCCACCGGGGCCGTGTTGCTGAGGATGATGGTGTTTCCCTCGATGCGAGGATGCTCCCAGTCCGCCACGGTGTCCTCCCGGATGCACGCGCCGTCATCGGCGTAGAGCTTTACGTCGGCCCCCAGCGCCGCCGGGGCCTCCTCCAATTGATACTGCACCTCGACGATGCCCAGGGCCGTCGAGGCCACGGCGTAGCGCTTGGTGCTGCCTGTGGTGATGTACATGGACTGCGCCCCCTTACTTTACTTTACTTTATCGAAATAAGCGTTTACAGGACCTAAATTTGCAAACCCATTAACATAGGAAGATGGAGCAATGCCTGTCCCTGACGCTGTTGCGGTGGACACCAAAGATGTTCCGTTAAAAGTAATTGTTACATAGATATAAGCCAAAATATTTGCTGATGCAGGCAGTTGCTTTAAATAGAAAGTCTTACTCACACTTTGTCCCGGTTTTAGTGTAACGGATGTTATACCATCTTGTAGGTAGCAAGAACCCGCTTCTGTGATAGCTCCATTTACAGTAAATGTTACAGAGGTAGCCTTATAGTTAGGAATTGAAATAGTGAGTGTTGCCGAACTTAGAGATGTGACCCCGGAAGTATTGACACTCACTGAAAAGAGAGAATACGTACCTGTACTTGTATAAAAATTATACGGTTCGGTTTCTACCCCGCCTCGGCGCGTGATGAAGCACTTTCCCATCACGCCACCGCCTTCCGGCGGCGGTTAGGTGCCGTAGATATAAGAATAAGAGGTGCTGCTTGTGTTGGCCTGCACTCTGTAATTCTGGGTATCGTAATAGACTTGAAAACCGTTGCTTGCAATACTGACAGATGTTCCATAAGACGGAGCTGACGCAGGTTTTCCGGAAATTGCAAGTCCGCCTGCAATCGCCATAAGTCCTGACACGTTCCAAATTCCCGTTGCATAACCGTCCTCAAGCACCAGTACCCACTTTGGAGTAACGCCCAGACTGATGAACTGACTCGCCGCGCCGTTGCCGGTGTACGTCCCGTATCCGATCTGCCCACCCACTGGCGGATGGCCACCCAGAATGCACTTACCCATTGCAGGCACCGCCTTCCGGCAGCCCGCAGCAGTTGCGCAGGTCTACTTGTGTGTGTGTGTGTAGGCGCTCACGGCCTTTTGTTTCTGATTCATGGACGGTGCCTCCTTAAATGTAAGTCGCGGTCAGGATGGATATGAGGTCATAGCGCTTGAGCGTCGTATTGCTGCTGCTGGCGGAAAAGCTGTACTCGATATATTCGTAGAAAGATCCGTCTGCATTAACATGGACTCCTAGGTTTGCATAGCCGCCTGTGCTCGGTCCACCTAGATCTCTCAGTACAACGGATTTGCTCTCCCCCTTATTTACAGTGACCGCAATGGGAAGTACCCCAGTTCGGAATCCCTGCACACCCAAAGACAGACTAAGGGGAGTTTCCGCGATGTATATTTTGGAATAATCGGTTGTGGGGGCGGATACCGTGTTCCCGTTCATGGTCCCGGACACGGCGGGAGCCGGTATGTTGTTGCTGCCGAGGAGCGGGTCCCATGAATATCCCCCGAAGCATTCAACCGGCGCTTTCCCGCCTCCGCCCCTGCGGGTAATCATGCCCTTACCCATTTCGGATCACCTCCAGTTTTAGAGGGAATGCCGTGGTGGGAGCAGCCGTGCACCAAATTTTGATTGCATCGTTGAGAGAATCAACAGACTGCGCCTTGCTCCATGCCTCGGCGTATAGCTTGTTGGCAGCGTTATCGCTGCCGGGGTAGATGTCTATATGGATTTCTTCGTCGCTGGCCAGAACTCCCGGAACGCTCACCTGCTGGTAGTAAAAACCGCCGCTGGCCGTCCAGCTCACCGGCACGGTGCAATATAGGAGCTTGGTAGTTGCCGCCCCGATCTGTGCCGGAGTCAACGGATCGCTGCCGCCCGTTGCGTGGCTCGAAGCGTGGGAGCTTGCAGCATAGGAGGAACTATCCGTAAATGCCGCGCTTCCAAGACTCGCAAGCCATTTCTTCACTTTGCCAAACAAAACGGCCAGCGTTTCTCCAGACTGAATTTCCGCCCGATCCGCAGCTTGGGTAAAGGTAACGGTATTGTTGCTTACCGGATCATCAACACCGAGATAGAGAGGATTTCCGGATGCGTTAAATGTAATGTTGTCGGTCTCCTGTGTTTTAATAAGCAACTTCAGACGCTCATAGATAACGGCACCGTTTGCCCGCGTATCCAGAAATTCGCATTCTTCCCCGGCGTTGTCATAGAGATATAGCCCTTCCTGGCTGGTGTCCGGGTCCACGCCCATCAAACCCAACTCTCTATATGAGAAACCTTCCGTAAAGCTGCTGTTGTCCAGCGTGGCAATGATCGCCGCAACCGCACCCCCATCTGTCAGCTGCTTGGCATCAATGAGCATCGAAAACCGCTCACTTACCAAGGCGGTACGATTTACCATGGAGCCGTTCCCCAGCAGGCCGTCACCAATTACCACCCGCGAGAGGTGCAGGCCCTTGCCCAACTTACACTTAGCGTCCAGATTCTGGCCGAACGTCGTGAGTTTTAGATTTGTAAATGCCATATTGTCACCCCTGGCTGATTGTCATTTGCCGCCCGATCACCCGGACAGTGCCCTGGTAGATCGTTGCGGTGTATCGTTGCTCCTTTGAAACCGTAAGCAGAGCACCGGCTGGCTTGATCTTGTTGAGCTCCTTCAGGAGCAGTGCCTGATCGTCGAGTACGATCTTTCCACCGATGAATTGCACTGTGGCCTCAGCCCACTTCGCCGGGTCCGTGTTCCGCTCAATTGAAACATTGTCGTATCCGAACGCCTTTGCGACGTAGAGAATCGCCTTGTTGGTTCCCGCCTCGGAGGCAATGATATATTTCATAGCCAACCGTATGCGGTAGTTATTCACCGTCTCGCCCTTCAGGCGAACCATGCTCCGATCAAGACCATGCAGCTCTAATACAGACTCGCTTGAGCTGGCGATCATCGACTCCGATCGGACGCGGAAGACATCCTGCTTTGTGTCGTCGAAAACCTTCCCGATCACGCTGAAGAAGATCGCCCACTGGTTGATGCTCTTTTGCACCTTCCTCAGCGGGGCAAACAGGAGGGAGTACATATAGTCACCAAAATTGCTGGCCATCCTATACCTCCTGTATCGTGACGGTGATGGTGCCGGGAACAATCACAACGTCGGTGGCGAGAATCAGATCGTCCGCTGGGGCCGTCACCTTGACATTCACAATGGATGTGATGTCCCGTCGAATCGCATAGATCAAATCGGACTGCAGCAGTTCGTTCAAGTTCCGATCCTTGGAGATTTTCATGATGGAATTGATCGTCGCTGTGACCCGATCAGCAAGGCCGTCCGTGTTGGTCCCTGTCGCCACGGATACTGTTACGCTTACATTGGTCGAGGAGATGGTGGAACTCTTCACCAGCACATCATCATAGGGGGCCTTTATCTCATCTGCAGCCGTAGAAACCAGAGACAGCAGCGTCTCTGTAGCTGCGCCCACCGTAGAGGTTACGATGATGTCTATGGTACCCTGGCCTCGGGGATGTTGGTCATTCACTCGGACAAAGAGCACGCCGGGGACAGCCTCGCAGACGTTCTTGTACTTCTGCGCAATCGGCATTGTGGCCACGTCCGCCCAGGCATTGAGCAGCCGCTCCCGCAGAGACTCGTCATCCTCGATGTCACTGCCTTCCCGCGTGATCCAGCCCGTGCCGTTGGTGATGGTGTCGATCCCGCTGATGTATGTCAGGCTCTTTGTAATCTTGCCTGCGGCAACGTTGTAGAGGACGCCCTCTTTTTCGGCCTCGACGGGGACATCCACGCTGAGAGAACCTTGCTGCAGGATCGTGTTCGCGGTAGCGAAGAAGCGCAGCTCCGTTCCGTTGATGTCCTTTTCTGTCTTGAAAATATTTCCTGCTGGGATCGTAACGGCCACACCATCTGCAGCACGGCTCACGGTAACTTTGCCCTGGGTCTTGACTGCAGCCTTACGCTTTTTAGAGAAGTCCGCTGCCTTCAGTTCCAGCCATACGCCCGTGGCGCTGGAAACGAACATATTGCTCAGGACGCTCCGGAGCAGCTGCACAAGCTCAATCCGAATCCGGAAGGCGATCATCAGGAGCGTGTAGAACACGCCGCCCGAGTTGAAGTTCGTGATCGCAAAGCCTTTTGCCTGAAGCTCCGTTTTGGCATCGTCCATCAGATCATCTATTTCCGGTACCGGAAGGATCTGATCCAGGATGCTAGAATCAATTGCCACTGCTTACCACCTCCACACTGATAGAATCAATTACGATGGTGAGGTCCCTGGTCTCCGTCTCATCCGTAAACCGGAAGGAACAGTGGAGAAGGAAAGCGTCGTTGCTGTAGTCAACACTGACCTCAATCGAATCGGGATCAATAGCGGTCCTGCTCTGCAGGCCGGTACGTGCCCGCTGCATGATCTCCAGCCGCGTTAGGTCGTCATCCTCCGACCGGATAAAATCATAAAGGCTCCATCCCCAGTCGAGATCATAAAACAGGTCCCCTTTCTGGGTGGTTGCCTCCAGAACGATAGACTGATAAAGGCAATCCGCTCCGGAACACAGGGGCGCGTCACCGTCCGCGCCTTGGGTGAGCTGGCCGTCGTCGTCCAGGCGGATGTCTGTATCGGTTACGCTGGTCATAAGACCACCTCCCCGATGATAATGGGTTCCACGGTGTTGAAGGCGAAGCCGATGGCCACGGTGGCCCCGGCGCTGATCTGTAGCTTTGAGCGTACCGCCGGAATTTCCGGATAGCTCTCATCCGCGTTGCCGAACTGATCCAGCACCCGGAGGGAATACTCAAACCAGTGAGCCGTCACGCTCCCTGCATACGATGTCCCGGAATCGGTGCTTGTAATCTGAAGGTTGGTGAGGGTGTAGGTGTCGGAGCGTATCTTTACAGCGGTGACGGACGCATACACGACGGCGGGCCGCTTCAGGTGCGGGTACTGCTTTTCAACCACGTTCTTCACGAACTGTTCCAGATTTCCCATTTGCTCCTCCTTCAGCTGAAATAAATATACGTGCGAATAAACCCTGCGTCATTGGTGGAGAAGACCACCTTCGAGACTTCAAAGGTCCCATTCACTTTGGGATGCGTAACGGCGATCTTATGGGAATGCTTGACGAACGGGGCTGAAACCGTCTCAATGATCCACACGCCGCCGGATCGCTCCAGGCTCAGGATGTTGATGCCGTACTCAAAGGCATAGACCTTTTCCTGCTTCGGCGCTGTTCCCCAGTAGAAGGTACCGCCCGAGAAAAAGAACTTGTTCTTCAGGCCCCAGGCAGCATTGACCGCGTCGATTGCCTTGACTCCGGACAAGCCGCAAATGGGGACCCGCTTCCGTTCCGGGTATACCTGGGATGATAGGCTCACGTCTGTGATGCCAGCCAATGACAGGAAGTGCGCGATCATCTCTTGGGGCGTTGTGTTGAGGTAAGTATCATTGATCGTGAGATCCTCCAGAAGCAGCATGGCGTCCTTCAGGATGATCTCATCGGCGTTGGCTCCGGTGCTGTACGGCTTTGCCACATAGCCGGAAAAGGTCTCTTCATAAACGTTGTTATAGCCGAGCTCAATGGACGCCGGGTCCTTCCTGACCAGGGATATCTTCTCTTGATACTCTTCCGTGAAGCGGATCTTCGCCCAGTCAAAATAGGAGTCCTTTGAAGAGTGAATCTCAACCTGAATCCCGCGATCGAAGGTATAGCCTCCGGCATGAACCGCGATCTGCGGGTAATACAATTCCGTGATTTCCATACTGTCAGCCTCCTTTAGTAAGGCATCTGAGCGACGCTATTGAGGGCAGCTGTTGAACTGGCATCATCTACAGCCGGAGATTGCCCGCGCTTTGTTGTGAGATAGGTTTTATAGTCTGCAGTCAGATTGCTTGATGCGCTGCTGGAACTGCTTGAGGAACTTGATTTCTTCGCGGCCTTGATGGTCTGGGGAACGTATTCCCAAAATTCAAGGGTAACCGAGAGCTGATCTCGTTTGCTTTCCACCTTGTGGGTCAGCCCCTTAAACAGCACCTTGCTGATCCCATGCGCAGCGGTATCCTCATTCACAAAGGGAATCGGCTGGGGGACGGTCTGTCCGGACTTCCTGAAGATAGTCCGGACGACCGCCAGCCGCTGATACTTAGTCTGCGTGGCCGTATCGTCGAGGATGAGCTCAACGTTGATCTTCGCATCCTCGTAGCCTGTGGCCTGCTTGGGCTTTGTGGAACTGCCCTCCACGGTCTGCTCATCAATCTGCGCCGACTCCACGACCTCAATGCTTTTAACGACGCCGGGGAGGACGACCCCATTCACTTTGATACTTTGGTCTTCAAGAAAAATCATAGCCGTCCTCCATCCATTAAGCCGGTTCGGGACTCGGATCGTCCGAGTCGCTGTCGTTTCCGTTGGTATAATCCTCAATCTCCGCCAGGAGCTTGAGCAACTGCTTCAGGTCCTTAATTTGCTTGAGGTCCACCGGCATGAGCAGCTTCTGAATAATCACGCGCTTACCGCCGGAGGAGCTGTCCTTTGTTTCATCGGCATCCGCGTCCTGGCCGCTGCCGCTGCTGAGCCGAACCTTCTTAACAGGCTCACGGTCCAGCGCGGTTTTTGCCTTACTCATTCCCCTCTGGATTGCCTGAGCCGGTGCGGCCTGCGCCAGTGTTACGCCCTGTGCGTAGGTGGTCATGGTCTTGCGGCCTGAGAGCGTCAGGGTGGAGAGCGGGCCTTCCTTGGCGTCGGAGTGCGGGAACAGATTCCCAATCTTTCCGAAGATGCCCTTTACTGCCTCGATGGGCTTTGACGCCACAGACTTGATTCCGTTGACGAAGGTGGTGATGAGCCGCTTTCCGGACTCCCCAAACCACGCGATTTTCCCGCCGATCCATGTGATAATTCCCTGGAAGCCGGTCTTAATCCAGTTGACGCCTGCCAAAACGCCACTGCAGCAAGCGTTCCATGCCGTTTTTAAGAAGGCTGTCACTGCGCCCCAGTGCTTATGCAGCAGGATGATGACCGCAATTAAGGCTATAATACCGATCACAATCCATGTGATGGGGTTTGCGAACAGCGCAGCTCCGAACTTTCCGATCGTTGAGATCAGACCAGGCAACGCGCCCGCAACCTTCTTAATTGCGTCCATGCCAAACATTCCAAGTAGTCTGACAGTATCGATTGCACTTCGAATATTTTTGACCACACTTAAGAAGCCCTTAACAAACCCAGCCGTCTTGGTGAATATCAAACCAACGCCACCGACTACGGCAATGGTTGATCCGGCCACCGTCAGAAAACTGCCGAGGCCAAGAACCACGAGCATGATGACTTTCACGAGCTGCTGGTTGTTCTGGACCCACGTTCCAAACTGTTTGAGACCCGCTGCACCTTTTTCCATGAGGCTGCTGATTGTTGGGAGGAGCGTATCGCCGATGGCTTCTTTAACATTCTGCGCCTGCTGCTTCAGTACCTGGAACCGCTGCGGGTCCGTGGAGTTGATGGCATTGGCCATGTCCTTTGTAACTTGGGTGCCGGAGCTGAGCGACCCGTACATATCGACGATATTGTTCTGCAGGTCGCCGGTCTTGCTGTACATGAGATCGATCAGGGAGACCGCCTCGGTATCACCGAATGCTTCCTGCAGCTTCATCTTCTCCGCCGCATCCATGGTCTCTCCAAACTTGCCTCGCAGCTTGGCCATGATCTCCGGCATACTCAGAAGCTGATTGTTGGCGTCGGTAAATTTAAGCCCCAGCTCCTCGCCGCCCTTTGCTGCCGTGCGGAGGAACGCCTTATACTTGGTGCCTGCCTCCTGGCCGCTCATCGTGGCCTGCAGCATACCGAGAATCGAAAGCTGCTCTTCAAGCGGGACCTTAGCCGTAGTTGCCGAAGCACCCAGCGTCTGAATAGAGTTGGCCATGCCGGAGCCGGTTGTCTTAAATTGCTTAACGCTCTGAGCGATGCCTGCTGAGAACATCTGCCCAAATTGGAGATCGCTGAGATCGCTGTAATAACCCTTGTAGATGTTGTATCCGGAGGCAAACAGCGACGTCATTTCTCCCGCCGTGGACTTCGTGGCCTTTGCAGTCAAGCTTGCCAGATCGGTCATCTGCGCAACGCCCTCATCCGAGAGCGTCGCAATGCCGCTCTTGATGTCGTAGGCAGCGCTGATGAAATCGGACTTCGTGGTCCCGGCCCATGTATCTGAGAATTTTGTGGCGGCGTCTTCAATGGCTCCAAGGTCTTTCACACCCAGGGAAGAGAGCTCACCCAGAGCGTTTTGTGTTTCAAACGTCGCCCCCACCGGCGCAAGTGCTGCGTCTGTGATCTGGGCTCCGATCCCGGCCATGGCCGCGCCCGCCTTAGCAGCATTCGCAAAGGACTGGCTCAAGCCATCAATTCTGGAAATGGAGCTGTCGGTGCTGGCTGTAACCTTTGCCATAGGCCCAGTCAGGTTGTCGATCATACTCATGATAAGGGACAATTTGAAGACGGATTCTAAACCCATGCTTGCTTTTCACCTCCCATTGTGATATTTTGGAAGAAAAGAGGAGGCGCTGATGATGATCATTTTCTGGGTAATGCTGAAGGTGCTTGTGTTCGCGCTTTGCCTGGGTGCAGGGCTTGCAGTTTTAATTTTCGTTCCATTGACTATTTACGCGATCCCTTATTGCTTATGGGTTGGAGGTCAAAACTGCATTGGAAAACAGAAGGATAAAAAGAATGAGGGTTTGCGTAGGACTGTACGAAATGCAACCATACTCTATAAAGCAAAGTTGTCCGGGCAGGAGCCGATCTTTTAAGATCGGCTCTTTTTTTATTCTGAAAACACTTCTGAGATTGCCTGTGCCAAGAGGTTCTGCTCAAGCTCCTGGATGTAACGCGCCTTTGCCACATAACCGATAAACTCGTCAAAATCAACCTTAGTCCGGTCAAATTCCTCTAAGAGAGGAGGAGGGAGAAACCTGTAGATTTCCAGCAGCCCGCTTTCATACAGGCTCCCCTTAATCTCCTCGACCTTCTCCCTTAGAGCTTCTTCAAATTTACCGTGTTGGTCAGCCCCAGAATCTCCGTGAGCCTGTTGCCGATGGTGATGGCAATGCCGGGATTCTCTTCCATATCGGCGATCAGGCGGTCCCGATCCTCTTCGACCACCGCATCCAGCATGAACGCCTTGCTGGCCTTTGTGATGCCCTGGGACGCGGTCTTGATGTAACGGTCATAGCTGGGAACGGACGGACGCTGGAAGTAGTAGGAGTATTCCTGCTCCTCCGTATCGTCTACGGGAACCGTCATGGTTACGCAGTAGACCTTCCCATACTTCGCTCTAAGAGCCGCTTCTTTGGATTCCTGTGTGCCGGTTGTCGCCGCCGCGGCGGCGGGGGCCTGGACGGGGGGGGGGTCAGCTTTCGGGGGGTCTTCCCTGGGGGGTGCTC